GCATTCCTACCAGTATCATTAGGTGTTATCATGAATGGATAGTCATAGATTCCTATCCTGCGGTTATGAAGATAATCTACATATCGTTTGTGCTGTGGATTATCTGGACAGATGAGTTCTAGATTATCAGGTAGGCTTACTTCTTTGAACTTTATCTTCTTGCGCTGTCTCCTGACAGTAACGACATCTAGTAAATCTTTATTCTGTAGGCTATGCAGATTCCATTTGCTTATCTCATGATCATCTATTCCACACCAGCCCAATAGCTTTCTAGTATTAGAAGAGATAGATTTTCCTAATGTAAACCCACACTTAAACCCGCAGTTAAAGCAGTGATAGGAGAAATTGACACCTTCGACTTTGATTCCACCGCGCATCCTCTTGTCGGGACGATGGCCCATATTATGGCAGCACGGAGCATTGAAGCTTATCCAGCCGCTGGATGTAGATTTCTTCTTTCCTGGTATGATTGTCAGGATATCAAACATTACTCATTATAACAATATATGCTAGTTGAAGCAAGAGATAAGGACATTTACCTTGATAAAATATTTGCCACTGCACCTGCAGTGCTGTTGAACTCTAGTCGAACAAAGGGATGGAAGCCTTCTACAGTATAACCCACTGTTGAGGATACGTTGTCGTATGTATTTTCGAGAATAGGATACCAATCCACATCAGGCTGCACTGAACCTACTACAGCAACATTACCTGAATATTCTAGTAGTGATGCTTGTATCGTTAGAACAGGATTGCTGTTGGTATTGATGACGCTGCTATAGTACAGGAATCCGTTAGCAGGAGAATAATCAGTGAAGGTATTGGGGAAAGCCTGACCAGTGGGAATAGTGACGTTTGCTGACGGAACAAAAGATGGTAAGACAGAGTTGACGATGTTCATATCACCACGAGCACCTGCATTCTGATCCACGAATACAGGATAGTTAAATGTTCCTACAGGAATCTCTAGAGAATAGTATGCTTTCTGCGGTTCGATGCCTTCTATCTCTGCTGCAGTTAGATCCAGAGTAGCGATTCCTGTCAATGGATACCTCAGATTAAGGTATGTAGATAGGAGGACTTCCTTGCCATCGTAACTTATGATCCTGCAAGTGATCTGTGCATCTGTGATATCTACTGGTTTCTGTTCCTGATTGAGAAACTGGAACTGGATCTGGTTATCAACACCTTTGTTGAGTACTAATTGTCTAGCGTATTGTGGCATATAGATCCTCGCAGAATAGCCTGTTTGAAGGACAACATACTGCCGTTGGAAATAATAAAATACGGAAGTGCTGTAAGACATATGTTATTCCTATCGTTATATATTTAGTCTTAAAAATATGAAAATATTAAGTTTACCATTCCTAGAGTAAATATATGAAAGACTATGGACACAAACGATTTTTTCAAACGACTGACTGAAGCGCACCCGTTTATCTCGGTGGTATCCTATGCCAGCCAAGATTACGTAGGTATTATCCAAAATAGGGATGATATGGTAACTACTTTATATGACTACGGTGCGATAGTTCCTGTAGAGTTAAAGACAAGATTTCTAGAACTAGGTGATATCTGGTGGTGGGAATCCAATAGAACTATTCCTATCAATCTGTTCCTAAAAACTGAATGGGGTATATTCAGACCTTATATTCGCACATTCAACAACAAGAGCCTGCAGATATTACACGGACCTATCGTCAGCATGTCCGATTTCACTAAAAAGAGATCAAAGCGCCGCAGTATAACTCTAGTGAAGAAATTGCCTTAGGGCCACATCTCGTCATCGTCAAGCATCTCGTCCCGCTCTTGTTTGGTCATTTTATTCGTAAAGATCATCCAAACAGTAACAGCAATAACCGCATCGATGAGTAGGAATAACCAGATCGCATTCATCATTTTCTAGAAATCCTCTTGAGTTCTTTCTTGCGCTTATCCTTAGCCATCTTTAATGTAAGATCACCCACCCTAGCGTCGAACGTGATGCCAACTAGATGATCATATTCATGCAGAAAGATACGAGCGCGGAGGCCGATAAGATTTTCTTCAACATTTTCACCAGTAACAGTCTGATATTTGACCGTCGCTGCCGCCGGACGCTTGACCTTCATCCATAGATCAGGGAAGCTGAGGCATCCTTCTACATCTAAGGCGCGTTCTTCTGATAGCGAGACTAACATAGGATTAATACATGCAGTATAATTCTCCGGGACTCCCATCAGAAAGATACGCTTTAGCACGCCACATTGCGGGGCGGCGAGCCCTACGCCACCGTTAGCAGCGAGGATATCCAGCATATCCTTGATGAGTTCTGCAGGGTCACCGTCAACCTCGAAGTCCCACGGAGTAGAGGTTTCAGTTAGTCTGGGGTCATTCTCTTTAAGTAGTTCAAGCATGAGTGATATCTTCCGATCTATAGCTATACCAGACTGTCTCGTCTGGTGTTTGAATGGAGAACGATTGTTGACCTAATACAGTTAGCAGTGTATTGCCCAATGCAGTAGCATGAGCCATGATTAGGTCTTGGCTTTTCGGGAATCGGGGATAGTTTATCAAACCGACAATCACGCCGTCTTCTTCGCCGCCGCGATAGACATATCTAGTCTGTGTAACAGTGACGCAGTAACTGGCAGTATCACAATATTCTCTAGCACAATTCACTGCTTTATTATAATCACCTGCGATAAAAATGCTCACCGGAAAGGATTTTGCACGTTCAATTCTAGGCTTCATTGTTCAACTCTCCAATGTTTGTGACAATCTAAACAACGATATTCAATCCAATAACTATCTGCAGATGGATCATAGTTTCCAGTATTTGACTTATGCTCTTTCATCACATTTGGATGACTGCAGATTTGTTGTAGTTCAAATAGCTGCTCATTCCACTTAGTGCGTTTGGATTGGATGCTCGCAAACTTTCGCCGGACCTGTTTAGGTGTCATATCGTTCTTCATGGCGTTTCTTTCAATAAATTCATGTGTACCACTACAAGATGGCTATAACTAATTGCATGGCTACGTTTATAGGCATATCCAGTTGGATCCCGATCCCATACAGTCTCATTGATTTTTTTCCAACTCTTACCGATGAGATGCTTCTTTGCTGGTCGGATCACTGCTAGAAACATTGCTAGTCTAGGAATCGAATTGATCGGTTCCGGCATCTTCTGAATAGAGTTGAAATGATTGCCCAAATGAATGAGTTTTTCAACAAACTTCTTATCATTGAGACGATCCCAATCAGGTTCCTGCATCAATCGTAACAAATGCTCTTCATCTCGTACCTGATTGTATATATGCACATTTAGAATATCAAGCTTGAAGTATCCTCGCTTATCAGCATCTGCATAGTCGAGTGCTGACATCGCATTGACGGGATCATAGGGAACGTCAGTGATATAGATTCCAGAAGGATGTTTGCGAATAGGATTTACTCGTCGCATCGCCGCAGGAATGTGCTTGATCAGTGACAGAACGCTGTCACGATCACCTACGTCGATATCAACATCCGAATCAATCTTCATTTAGAGACCAGCTTTGAGCAACCGCATATAGGCTCGCTGAACGACGATGGCCTGGCGCTCTGCATCTTCCACTGCCTTGTGCGTCGTGACATGTCCGCCGTCTTTCAGGCTCACACCAGTAACATCATACAGAGTTCTCGTGTCTCGCACGTTCCAGAATGACCAGGGGATACGCATATCCAACTGACGGAAAGCATTCTCTGCGATATTGATATCAAAGATCGCACCGTGCGACCAGACTGCCTTGCGATTCCAGCAGAACTGATAGAGCTTCTCCATGCACTCCTTGAAGGGGATGCGATCCCGATCACCCATAGCTTCTTCGATAGCTTCGGGGCTCTGTTCGCTCCACCACCGGAGCGTGTCATCGCTGATAGTGCGATTGTAGTCATCTGTCTGTTCGTCCACAGTAGGGCGGAGTTCGAGGCGTTCGACAACTCCTTGACCCTTTGGATCAAACAGAACAGCACCGATAGTCAGAATAACTGTATCCGGCGCTGTGTTTAGCGTTTCCATATCGATCATTACGTGCATTTGTTCATTTCCACTTCAATAAAAATAAGAGATGTTTCTGTTGGTCAACTACTTCGAACTTGTCTGTTATGTTGCCTTCGATTATTATCATCTTGATACCATATGTATTCGTGATATATTCTTCGAAAGCAAATGCATCGAACTCTTTCTGTGTCTCCATGAACTCTTTGCGTATCTCTTTGAGGGTTTGCCAATAGTCCCAACGCTTCTTGCGAAACGTGATATCAGGATCATCCGGATTGTAGTCTTCGAACTCTTTAGAAACTTTTACCATTGTGTGATTGTATCAGCATGTTTAGCAGGAGTCAAGCGTTTATTCACATAACTTCCAAAAAACATAGACTTTTTCATCCATGATGATGTATGAAGATGCTTTGAACCACGGTCCATTGAGTTTGGGTTCACCGTAGGTTTCTCTGCACCATTTTTCCATCTCGGATACCTTTCCCCTAGTACTGTCAGGAGGATGCAACCTGAGAAAGGTTCGGTCTACCCACTCACCGTTTTCCCATAATTTTTTCTTTATCTTGTGAAAGGTGTTAGGGACAACTTCTGTTGTTTCTATTTCGTACATCTAGGACCACCTCAATGTGCATAAGATATAATCTTTTTCATATCTAAACTTTATTCTGACTGCTCGGTTCACGAGATCAAAATACCATCTACAATGTCGCTCGCAGTTGTCTATATGCTCGTATAACCAGAGTATAACCTGTTCATAATCCGGAACAGCATTAGTCGCTTCATATTTGCACGGTATGCTTATCTCATGCCACTTAGGATTGGTATCTTCCCACCCACGCTTACCATTGTAGTGATTATATACCATCAATACCCTGCAGCAGACAACAACTCTTTGACTTGCGTGACAACGGATGAATGTCGCTTGAACCGAACAGCCCATTTCTCAGGACTGATATAATCGATGATCATCCGTTGCTGGGATTCATCCAAACTTTCGATGAACTCGATTCCGCTCTCGCACTGATACAGCATCCACGGACTGATCTTTCCACCAGTGATCATGTAGCAGAGACGATTTCGATTAGCATATCTCAGGCAATCCTTGCTCTGAAGGCCCGATTCCTTTGCTAGTTCGATAGTGATCTCAATACTACGGGCAATCGCATCTAGAGGATCTTCATCTCGCAGATATTCGACTAGGAACTTCGTATAGTTCTCATCGCTGCACCATTTGTCGATCTTTATATTATTCTTTAGCAACCAATCAGCATATCTACTGACATTCAGGCACTTGACATTGACACAATAATGTCCAAACTTGATGAACGCGATATAATATGCGCTCTTTATGAAGTCTAGGTACGTGCGTTGCTTCTTCGCAGAAGTGTTCTTCGTATAAAAACTGAGCCAGGATTGAAAGCCGATGCGATTCCCTGGCATATCTTTATCCTGCCAGCGGCGTTTGTTCTCGCAAAGATGTTTCATCATGGTTTGCTCACGCTGAAACGATCTGTTGCAGAAATCGCAACTGAACTCTGATTTAGTTTCCGCAGGCTTCTTTGTAAGTTTCAATGTCTTCATCTGTCGTTAAAACGCTCAATAACTCTATCTCATCGTATTTAAGAGAGGGAAACTCACTCGCAAGATACATCCTGCGACGATGGTTATTCACATACTCTTCGCTCATTTCAGAGAGTTCATCGTCCCTCTTGCTGGGATATATTTTCTTGAAATATTCTTTGATGTCTTTCTGCTTCGGACTCTCACGCAGCCTAGTGACACGATCCTTGATCTGAGGAATCCACTGATGAAACTGCTTACCGATTCCTGGACTCGCAGCACACAACATCAACCATTGTAGTTTGGGATGCTTGCCCACATTCTCGTTGAACATATATTTGTTGGCATGATAATCGGTGCTCTGTAGATAGTAAGTCTGTATGTCCTTGCTGCCCTTGATGGCGCTGATCCAATGCAGCATCATGAACGGAACAAACTTCTTCTGTTGTTCAGGAGATAGACGATCATAATATGCGTAGTCTTTCCTGTCGATAGCCGTTAGGGCATCGAACAAGTCAAAATCTTGCTTGTCTATCTGTTCATCTGCTGCCAGTTTAGCCTTAGCCATTATGACCGCAGCGATTCCAGAGAGATAATATGTTCTACAGCCTTGCCCAATTCTTCACCGTGATTTACGATGGTCAATGACGGACCGTCACCGTCTCGGTCACGGGTATATTTGGCGTGTTCGATGACCCAACCCCCTGAAGCGGGATAGATCGTGAAATTTATGCTGGATCGGGCACTCATGTTACGTTCGAGACTAACCACCGGGCTAGTTTTTGTCTTATTACGGCTATTCGACCAAGCTTTTCTGCATTGCCGTTCAAACCAACGATCAAACCAATTCATCTTCTTTTCCTCTGTATCTTTTTCATACGCAGCAACCTCTGCTTCATAATAAGACATTATATCAGTCCTCTTCCATGATGTAAAGAGCAGCCTCAAAGCCCTTGGTATCAGTATCGATCTTATCAACATCCATCACTAAATCTTCACCATTATAGCGAAGACCAGTCACGAGTTCCCATCCAGCAACTTCAGTGAGCATGAGAGTTAGGCGGCTCGCTTCAAATGCGTGTGATTCCACTTCAAATGTGTAGAAGAGACCCTTCTCGAAACTTTGAGCCACAACGTACGGTTCTTCGATTTCTAGGATATCTTCTGGATCAACGAACTCACATTCGATCTTGGTTCCCACCTTGAGAAGGCTGCTATAATCCACATGGTCCAGTATCACGACGCCGTCTTCATCAGTGACTGTGATGAAGGTATGATCAGGCTCTGTGCCAAACCCATGAGCGACATCATCACACTCGCTCCACTCACCAGGAGGAAACGGCTGGAACTGATCGGGAACTGCAGTTACTTGATCCCAGTCGCAAGCGAAATCTTCGATGCTGATATCACCGGATTCGAAATAATCATAGACCTCGCGGGATACTCGTCCGATAACGATCTCACCGCCGCGTCCATTGATCTCAATCTTGTACTTCTTCATCCACTTTCTCCTTCACGTCATCAATCGTAAAAACTAAATCACTATCTGGAAATAGAGTCCTGACAACTCCCATA